CCGCGCCTGCGCCGCGCCTGCGCCGCGCCTGCGCCGCGCCTGCGCCGCGCCTGCGCCGCGCCTGCGCCGCGCCTGCGCCGCGCCTGCGCCGCGCCTGCGCCGCGCCTGCGCCGCGCCTGCGCCGCGCCTGCGCCGCGCCTGCGCCGCGCTCGATTCCGCGGCAAACCTAAATTTCCATTTCGGCTGAAATTCTAACCCCGATCGGTTTCCACAGAAATTCCCACGCAGGTGCGTGTACGCGGAGACTAGGATTTTACTCCCGTAGAGTCGGCCCGGTACAGCCCGCGTCATGGTTGACTGGTATCGTGTTGACGCCGTCGCGGTTCCTGTCGTCGCGCACGGGGTATGGTGCGTTGACAGCGCGCGCCGGGTGTTGTATCATCCCCCGGTCCGAGTCTCCAAACTTCGACATTCCGGACACGGGGAACAACCTCCCTCTCAGACTTGCCCCGGCGTTGTGCCGTTACAGCGCTGGGGTATTTTTATGCGCCATGCGCACCGTTGAAACCGCGCGCGCGTGCCGTTTTAGTGGCCACTGTGGCCAGTTTCAGCACCGCCCCTGCGCACGCAAAAAGCCCCCGGCTTGCTAGGCCGGGGGAAGTTTGAGAGGATTCTTATGTCGGGTTATACCGCCGTGGCGTCTACCGCCTCACGTAGCCAAGCGCCGATAACATCCGAATCGATTGCAGCGCGGATAGCGGCGTATACGGCTTGTTCATCGTAGGGGTACGATTCGGCATGGTGCCCGGTATAACGCACATCGAAATACATGCCCTTCCCGGCATAGAACCAATACATCCCAGGTTCGCCGCCCTTAAGATTTTCGTAGATGTCAACCCCTGCATGTGTGAAAAGCAGTTTTCCGGGGCCGTCTTCCATCTTGCCAAATCCGTGTGTGGTGCGTTTGTTCATGATGTTTCCTATCGTTTCGTTAATCGGTTAATCAGTTAATCGGTTATGACGAGGGCAACCCAAACGATTGCCCATGCCGCGACATAGAGCGCCGCAGTGTTGAGGATGCGTAGGGCGCGCGGGCTCATGATGCAGCCCGCCGGGCCAGATAGTCGGCGCGCGCGATTGCTATGGTGAGGCCGTCCGCCGTCTTGGCATAGGCCGAATCGCTTGTGGAGTGTGTCGCGCCTGACTTGTAGACAACGTATGCCCCGCGTGCGGCCCCTACCCAATATGGGCCGTTTTCGTGCATGATATCGGATTCGGTCATGATTGCCCCCCTGTCGCCTTGGCGATTGCACGCAGCAATCCGTCACGCCACGTCTCTAGGCTTTGACGTTGGTTTATGTCGTCATTAACGGGCAACATGTAGATGATTGCTTCCACATTTCTAAGTGATAGCTCCAGCGCCGCCAACAATTCCGGGGCTGAGACTATCAACCGTGCGTTGGCAGCGTTGTTACCCTCGTTGAATTCTTTGAAAGAAGACCAATTGAACACGCAAATCTGATGGCTAAATTTGTCTTCATCGTTGGGCATTGAGTATATTCCGCCGTCGTATGTGATTTTCCAAGGCCCCTTTGTGTGCATCGTTTTCATTTTCGTTTCCTCTCGTTCTGATATTCAGTCTCGTTTAACTCTCACTATTCCCCAGCGCCTAACACTGGGGAAGGGCGAAGGTTACTCGGTCTCGATTGCCTCGCTGGCGCTGGCCGATTTAATAGCAGCGATCGCGCGCCGCGCCGCATAGATACCCGAATTATTGAGCATTCTTTGCCATGCACCATGCGAAGGAGCCCATCGAAACCCGTTTGACTTCATGATTTCGCGCACGCCTTCCGAAGGCTTGCCGTCAAACATGAATTGAATACGGTTTTCGTCCTTGTTTTGTTTGATGGTACAACCGTCGATGATGATATCATCCGCTTCCGGCCTATCGGCGGCGCGTTTCAAGACTTCAAGGCGTTTTTTCATGCGTGAAATGTTGGCCGAACTATTCGACAACGTAAACGAGGGAAAGCCAGGCCCGCCGAAATTGCTTGGTTTCATCAGTTCGGCGGCGCGATCCGCACCAAGCAACACCCCAAGGCCTTCAACGTCGCCTTTGCGAACTAAGACGTTAGCTTGCTTCATCAACGCGTGAACGGTCTCAGCCTTGGCGATATTATCTGACAGTTTCTTAACTGCTTCTGGGTCATCAGAGGAAACCGCGTGCGATACCGTATTGGCGCGGCGCTCTAATTCTTCCGCGTGCTTTGTAAGTTCGATAGATTTACGCATGGCACGGTCCGCGCGCTCAATGGCGCGACGATGTTTGCCTTCGCTATGGTGGCCCACAAGGATCGGCTGGCCAAGCGGGATACCGCTCACTTCTTCGCGCAAGTCGGCCTTGCGGTATTCTGCATCAGCTTTGGCACGGCACGATTCGGCGCGCTCTGCCAAACGGCGCTTCTTAATTGCTTGCATGGTTTCGTATGCGTTCATAATCTTATTCCTCTCTCTTGGCGCTTGAGCGCGCCCTTGTTTCGTTTCCATACATACATATATATATGCAATGGTTCACGTTGTAAACCAGTACGTATTCCTAACAACACCACGAACAGAGGCGGATATTCCTAACCGTGCCATAGCACGCGGTCATAACCGTAGGATTATACGCTCAGGCCCGCGATCACGCTCTACCGTGCGCTCTGGCCGTGCGCGTGGTGGATTATACGCACCACTTACCACGCGCTCAACGACTAAACGGGAACACTAACGAACTAAACGGGAACATTAACGAACTAAACGGGAACATTAACGAACTAAACGGGAACATTAACGAACTAAACGGGAACACTGACACGATAGGGGAAGATCGCCGGGATGCAGTGAGGCGCGCGATACCAGCACACCGCACCGCGTACCGTGTCCCCATGCCAGCACGCCTACCCCCAGGCCATGCCCTACCGCGCACCACACCCTAACCCCATGGCGCTCACGATCTGCCCTAAGTCTCGTGCCAGGGTGCAATCAATCCCTACCGCGCACAAATACAGGGGGGTGGGGGGGTACTCTCACCCTACCGCGCCGGCGCACCCCCACCTTGGGGGGACCGCCCCCCCGTCTTCGTATAGGAGTACCTACCCTCTCCCGCGTAGCGCCTAAAAACTGGACCCCTGTAAATATTAGTATTCATAGTGATTAGGTGTTGACAGCACCTGGGGCGGTGGTAAGGTTCGTGTATTGATGTTCTGAGGAGGTTTTCAGATAATGATTGATTACGTGATATTTGCGAGTGGCGGCAACGACAGTGTGGCGCTGGTTAGACTTGCGAGGAAATATGGGCTCAAGAATGTTGCAGTCGCGTACTCGAACACGGATTGAGCGTCTCCGATCTGGCCGCATGCGACGTGCATGGTTGGTGTCAGGCGGTGCGAAAGCGCGGCGCGGAGGAATTGGCCGCTGCACGTTGAGGTATCGGAAAACCATGGAGGCCGTGAATTGTGGTCGCCGCTTGTTGATTTTAACGATACCGCCCGCGATGCGTTGATTGTGGAGGCTGGCTGGGATGTTCTGCCGCATAGATCGAAAGAATGTAGTCCGTGCGTAAACTCGAACCGGACTGATTTCAGGACGCTGGACGAAATTGATATTGAAAAGATCGATCGCATGGAGGCGGAGATGGGGCGCACCATGTTTCGTGTGGCTAGGTTCCACACGGGGCGGTGGGTATTCGAGAGGTTATGCGTTGGGCCTGGAGTGATCGCGGGAAATACGAACCGCCCTGCGGTGGCTGTGACAGTGGGATGTGCGGGAATTAGGGTGGTAGTGTTGAGAGCGGAGTAAACGTAAACGGGAGGACGGCTGAGATGGCGATGCCATACCAGGATGCGACGAGCGGTGTTAAGGCGCGGGATGAGATCGTCCGTGTTTTACAGCGGTTTGGCTGCGAGAGTGTGGGCTTCATGGATCAGTTCGCCGAACATTCGGTGATGTTGGCGTTTGTCCATCGTGGCCGGAATATTCAGCTTACGGCAAGCGCGAAGGGTTGGGCTGCGGCATTTTTGAAGGAGCAGCCGTGGACGACGCGCAGGCGCGGGAGCCGTCAGGAATACGAACATCGGGCGCTGAAACAAGGCATGATCGCGGTAAACTCGATTCTCCGGGACTGGGTTAAGGGTCAGGTCACGGCTGTTGAGTGTGGGATTTTGCAATTTGAGGCGGTTTTTATGCCGTACATGCTGGCTTCGGATGGTAGGCCGCTGATTGAGCACGCCATGAAGTTGTTGCCTAGGCCGACAGATTGATGGAGGACGAGATGACGGACACGAAGACTCCGCAGCGGATACAGCGGAAGCGGACGAAGGGCTGGCGGATGCCGGAAGGGGCTGTTTATGTAGGTCGCGGGAGCCGATGGGGAAATCCGTACGTGATGCGGGATGAGAGCGATAGGTCTGCGGCGGTTGCTTGGTTTGAGGCACATGTCGCGCCTACGCTGGATGTTACGGAATTGCGTGGAAAGGACTTGGCCTGCTGGTGCGGTCTGGATCATGAGTGTCACGGGGATATTTTGTTGGAGATGGCAAATGACTGACGCGACGAAGCAGGCTGACGTTGACATCGATGTGATTGCGACGGCGCTGCGTCTGCACTGCCGCGCTAAAAATACGTTTTACCCTGACTACCCTGATCTGGTGTGCGCCGTATTCGCTGCGCTGGCTGCGCGCGGCCTCGCGGTGGTCCCGGTTGATGCGACGGAGGGGATGATCCAGGCTGGGCTGTACGCCGCGATGGTTCGGGCAGGGCGTGTTGGGGGTTCCCGGTGACACTGAACGCCCCCGGATTGACGCCGCGCGCGCCCCGGATATATGATGACACGCCTGATATATGCGCCGCCCCGGAACAGAACTCGTTGACACAGATATGATCGCGGACTGATGACGAAGAAACCGACTCCCAAGAAACCCGCACGACAGGCACGCGCTGCTGACCCGCAGGCCGTACAGGCGCAGCAGATCGAGATATTCCGTCGCTGGTATCTTGATCCGGCGGATATGTGCCGTGATCTGTGGCAGATTGAACCGGATGCGTGGCAGGCCGAGGTTATGCGGGCGTTTCGGACCTCTCCGAGGATGGCGATGGCAAGCTGCGCAGGGCCGGGAAAATCGCTCTGTCTCGCCGTTCTGTGCTGGAATTTCCTGCTGACGCGGCCAAATTGCTGGATCGGTGTGACCTCGATTACGAAGGACAACTTGGCGTCTGGGCTGTGGACTGAACTTGCTCGTCTGTATGAGCGGTCGGAGTTGTTGAAAAAATTGTTCGACATGACGAAGACGTATATCGCGTATCGTCAGTCACCGGCGACGTGGAAGCTGGAGGGTAGGACGTGGGCTAAGGATGCAGATGCCACCGCGATTGGTAGCGCCCTGCGTGGCCCGCACGCAGATTACATCATGTGGGTACTGGATGAGACAGGTGATTTCCCGAACTCGGTGATGCCGGTGTGTGAGAACATTTTTGCATCGTCACCGAAAGAAGCCCATATCGTGATGGCGGGAAACCCGCTGAAACTGGACGGGCCGCTGTATCGGGCCTGTACGGTTGCCAAGGATTTGTGGCATGTGACCAGGATCACGGCTGACCCAGATGACCCGCTGCGGACGCCGCGCGTTCCCGTGGAATATGCCAGACAACAGATCGAACAGTATGGCCGCGACGATCCATATGTCATGGTGAACATCCTGGGCCAGTTCCCATCGCAGAATTTTAACTCCCTGATCTCGATGGATGAAGTCAGAGCCTCGATGAACCGGATGTACCGGGAGTTTGAGTTGGTTAATACGGCTCGGATATTGGGGGTGGACGTGGCCCGCGATGGGTTGGATTTCTCGATTATATCGCGGCGTCGTGGCCTCCAGATGTACCCGATGTCGAAGTACAGGAATATCGACAGCATCCAAGGCGCGTCCTTGGTGGCGCGGGAATGGACCGAGTTTAAGGCCGATGCGACGTTCGTTGATAGCACCGGCGGATTTGGTGCGGGCTGGATCGACCAGTTGAAGGTGTTAGGGCACGCTCCGGTGGGGATTCATTTCAACGAGACGGCATTGAAAACGGAACGGTACGTGAATAAACGTACCGAGATGATGTTCGAGATGGTGGACTGGATTAAGCGTGGTGGCGCCATACCGAACGATGATCGTTTGGCGGCGGCACTGACGCAGACGACATATATTTTTCGTAAGGACAGGGTGCTGATCGAGCCGAAGGATAACGTGAAACGGAAAATTGGATACAGCCCCGACGAGATGGATGCAGCCATACTGACGTTTGCGGCCCCGGTGGCGCCGAAGACGGATAAGGTCAGGCGGTATGGGAATAAGGCCGTCTCCGACGATTATAACCCGTTCCGCGAGATGGAGACGCCAACGGGGAATGGAGGGTGGTGATGACAGTCAGGGTGAAGCTGCCGAACCGCCGCCGTCAGATCAGCCAGACCGCCGAATGGGGCGGTGCGGCATGGATCGTCTCGGTCGGGTTTGATGACGCGGCGCGGGCGCGCGAGATATTCGTGCGGGGGCTAAAAATTGGCTCCGCGATGGATAGTCTCATGGACGATGCCTGCGTCATGCTGTCTCTGCTGCTGCAATCCGGGTATGGTGTCGGCGACGTGATGGAGCGTCTGGGCCGTGAGGGCCACGATGGTGAAGAAGGATACGCCTCGGCGCTGGGGTACTTGGCGTCGGTTGCGCTGGGGATGGAGATTTCGGTACGGTCAGAGACGGTGATGGCGACGGAGTAACTGCGCGGGTGTAGCTAAATGGTATCAAGCTGACGACGCTCACTCGCTCCATAAACTAGAGGACACATGACATGAAAGTAATTTTTCTTGATGTTGACGGGCCTATGAAGCCTACGAGATGCTCCTGGCAACTGTCTGTAGCCGCAATCAACCGCATTCATGAAAAGACTGGCGCTGTGGTTGTATTTAATTCGACATGGGGTGCCCGCGGTCTTGAATATATGACCAAAGTCGCAGGTCGGGAAGGCATCACGGCCCCAATCTATGATGTCACTGATTACCCGCATTTGGACGATAGGCTTCTTGCCATCAAGAAATGGCTTAGGGAGAACCCAGGCGTGGAAGCGTGGTGCGCCCTTGATGATGTGAAGATTAACCATCCCAGCGCCATCTTGGTTGACTACGACATAGGGATTTCACCAGACAATTACCGAGAGGCGACGCGCATTCTTGGGAATGAAGATCGCTTTGTGGTTTTGATATAAAACAAGTCACAGGCTTGACACGCCACCGGGTTGGGGGCATGTTTATAGGACTGTTTTCCAAACGGAGTGCTGAAATAATGCCAGATTGGACCAAAAGTCAGGTTGTCATGGCTGTTGGAGCGATTGTCAATTCCGCTCTGTACCTGTCGTTCACGGCCATCGCTGGTTTGATGCTGGGGTATTTTATCCCTATGGTCATGTCCATTGCCGCTATGGGCATCACATTCCTTGGGTATGCGTGGTACATGCATTTTGGCGCCAACCGATTCACGTCTGGGGTCATGCTGGCATCCCAGATCATTGGTGTTCTTGCTGGTTTTTCATTGATCTGGAACGGAGTATCTTAAATGGGATTTATGGCACCCAGTACCCCTGCGGCACCGCCACCGCCGCCACCGCCTTTGGCTCCAGCTAATCCTCCGGTCATGGCATCTGGCCTCGTTAAACAGGCAGGTTCGGCACAGCAACGAGCGGCTCAGGCTGCGGCGGCTGGTTCCTATTCGGATACCCTGAAATCGAAATCTGGTGGTATGGGCAAGGACTTCCAGACCGCCGGGAAATCTCTCCTGAGCGGTGAGAAGTAATGGCCGACGGTTCCGCTGCTAAATTTGATACAGCCGTCTATGAAGAAATGGGCGCCTCGTTTCTGGCGGCGCAACCGCTGACGGTCAGCCCCCGTAAATATGCCGACGAAGAAGCATGGAACCCGACATTCGTTCATCTGGAATCACGGATGAACAATCTGAGGAACTGGCGCTGGACGTGGTGGGCGCACTGGGCGGTGCTGGCCGAGTTTTTTGTTCCGAGGCGATATAAATGGTTCGTCGTCGCCAACAACATGAACCGTGGCCGTCCGATTAACGATTCGATTATTGATTCCACGGGCCAGCTTGCCGTGCGTATCTGCGCCACCGGGATGTATTCTGGACTGACGAACCCATCGCGGCCTTGGTTCGGACTTGAACCGGCTCTGCCCTGGATGGAGATCGACGCCGAAGGCAAGGAATGGCTGGAGGATACGCAACGCCGTCTGGCAACGGTGCTGCACCAATCGAATTTCTATACCATCATGGCTCAGGCGTTCGAGGATGTGACCGTTTTCGGCACGGCACCAGTGATTATGTACGAAGACTCCGAGGATGCGCTGCGCTGCTACCTGCCCTGCGCCGGGGAGTATTTCTTGGGGGTATCGTCGCGTCTCGATGTGGATACCCTGTACCGCGAGTTCACGCTGACGGTGTTGCAGATCGTGGAACAGTTCGGGTTGGAAAGCTGCCCCAAAGAAGTGCAGACGTTGTGGGAACAGGGCGGCGGTTCGCTGGACTCTGAGTTTGTGGTGGCCCATGCGATTGAGCCGAATTTCCCGATCAAGACCAGAGCCAAAGGAACGGCGAAGCAGCTTGATATTTTGCCTGCGGAGTTCACGTACCGCGAGATTTATTGGCTCAAGGGCCGGAAGTCGGAACGTCCGCTGTCGAAGCGCGGGTTCAAGGAACGTCCGTTCTTCGTGGCCCGCTGGTCAACGGTGTCGAATGACGCCTATGGACGCAGCCCCTGCATGGATGCCTTGGGCGATACGAAACAGATTCAGCAGGAGACGTTTCGGAAGGCTGAGTTCATTGAAAAGGGCGTCCGCCCACCGATGGGGGCCGATCCTGAATTGAAGAACGAACCGGCGTCGATCATGCCGGGGATGATAACGTATGTCTCGCAGGATCAGGGGAAGAAAGGGTTCTGGCCCCTGATTGAGGTCCATGCTCAGTGGTTACAGGGTCTGATTCAGGACATCGCCGGTGTTTCGGAGCGGATCAACCGCGCCCTGTTCGTCGATGCGTTCATGGCGATCACCCAGATGCAGGGTATCCAGCCCCGCAACGAAATGGAGATCACGAAGCGCGATTTGGAGAAGCTACAGGTTCTGGGTCCGTTTATTGACCGGTTCGAGAACGAGTTCGCGGCCCCAGCGATTAAGCGTTCCTTGGCGATCATGGAGCGCCGTCGGCTGTTGAAGCCGATGCCGGAGTCCATCCGTCGGACGCCGCTGAAAATCGCGTATGTGTCGATTATGCGTATTGCCCAAGCCGCGTCGGAAGGTGTCGCCATGAAGGATGTGCTGGCAACGGCTGGTTCGATGTCGGCGGCGGCGAAGGCGGCAGGGTTGCCTGACCCGATGCGTATTCTGAACCTCGATAAGTCGATACGGATGTATGCTCAGTCGTTGGATTTCCCGGAGAGTGCGATGTTCACGGAACAGCAGATTGAGGAAAACAATCAGGCCGCACAGACCGGGAAGGCGCAGGCCCAGGTGTTGCCGACGACGATGGCCGGGGTGCAGGCCGCGAAGATCGCGTCAGAAACGCCCGTGGGCGGCGATACCCTGTTGAGTTCGATTCTTGGGGGTGGGCAGTGAGCCCGGTTCCTCACAGGTATTTAAGTTCAGGAACTTCGGCCTCTGACTTATCCCATGCGGACATCATCATCCGAAGCGCGTCGATAATGTTTTTATCCGGCGATGTCGAGAGATAAGTCCACTGTTCCTTGTCCCAAGCAAACAGCGTGAAGTTCATGGGAACACCGGCAACATCCTTGATGTCTGCATCGAGACGGTCGCAGATTTGAGATATGTGCTCGTTGAGGTTTTGGATGGCTTCGCTCATCGTGCCGTCACCAGTATCGCGCGCGCCAGCGTCAGCAGCCCGACACGGTTGGGGTTGGCGAATGGATCGCCGGGTGTGTAGGTGGAGCCGCTGGCAGCAGCCGTTGCGTTCCGGTGCAGCGCCATCAAATCGCGCAGGGCTTGTGTTGGTATATCCCATGGCGATCTGGGGGTGTCCCCGGAGCACTCCTTATTTTTCTTCCCCATCACTGGCCTCCCCGTAAAATTCTTCGATTGCCTTGATGGCGTCTTTTTTGTTGGTAAAATAATGCTTGCCTTCTCGCATCTTAATCCTGCCGAACGTTCCCAAGAGAAACATCCCCGCCAGAACCCACTCAGGAATGACGCTTGAAAGATATTCCTTGTTGACCCAGAACATCCCGGCAAGTCCTGAGAATGTAATGATGTCGCTGATAAACGAATCCAAAAATGTTCTATACATCAGAACTATTTTCATCACGCCGCCTCCTTCTTCTTCTGATAAACCCTGTCGTAGTGGTGCTGGCACCAATCCATGCCGTCAACCGTCACACGACCACAGAACATTTCCTCGATGCTGACGCCTTTGGGACGATCTCGCGGGTCTATGCTGATGAACCGGCAGCCGCCTCCAGCGGGGCGCTCCGACAACGGAATGGTGCGCGCGAAATCTGCTTCGAGTTTGGCGCGGGCCTCAGCGGCTTCGGCGCGGCGTTCGCGCTGTCCCGCGATTTTCTGTTCCCTGATATTGGCGATTCGCTCTGCCTCAGTTACACAGTTATCGGAAACCCGGTGAGAACTGTTAAACCCTAGCCGGTTCAGTTTCCCGATGATGGCTGATTTCGAGACGCCGAATCGGTCTCCAATTTCGCGCGCCGTTAGATCAGTGTTTTTGTGCAGCCGGATAAGTTCTTCGATTTTATCCGGTGTCCAGAAGTTTTTTCCGTTGTTCATTCGTCCCTCCCAGGAGCGGTGTAGTGAATTATGTAGGCCGGATTATGAATCCTTGAAATCGACCCAGCAATATCCAGCAAACCAAGTTAATGGATTGCATATGTCAAATTCAGCCATGCGTTCATAGCGTCCAAATTGTTTCGTCCAACCAGATGATCTTGCAAACCTTGCTCTGTCCTTCTGGTGTCCGCATTTAGGACAGCGTGATGGCAAAAAGAACGCATCAAGAAACTTTGAATCTTTTCGTTCACGCTCAACATATTGGCATTTCTCGCAAATCACCCTGTAATGGTACATGCTTCCCTCCTTTGAATTAGCGCGGGCAGGGGCTTGATACCGACTGATGTGTGGCAAGTCCCCTCAGATTATCCACACCGTTCCCAATTGGTTCGGACTCCGCACGTCCTTCCGTGCTGCTACATCAACTCGTTGCCCAATCGGGCGAATTATGTGGCCGTCTTTCCGGCCTGTCATGCGCTAGCTACCCGTGCCGTTACCGTAGGACAAATGTCCCGTTCAGGATTTGAACCTGAAATTCACCAGTTCTCCGCAACCGAGTGGGATTTGAACCCACCTGCCTCATACGCCGCTTCGGGCGAATTACTTATTCATCTGACGGAGGATGAAACCTGACAACCTTCTGAGCCGCCCATTCATCTAGCGCGGTTTTAGAGTACCGTACCGTCTTCCAGCCCGCCGCGATAAATTCCGGCCCGTTGCCTTTGTTGTTATTCGCGGCTTTATTTGCCAAGGTGAACGGAGACACCGGACAGCCGATTGATGTCAGATAAATCGCGGCCTCTTTCCGAGTGAAGAATTGTTCTTTAGCCATTCAGATATCCCGTTCGCACCCCGTTTGTTAATCACCATTCAAATAAATAATAACCATGGATACCAAGATGTCAATATCTAGTTGCATGGCGGAAAAATATCCATGAATGTTTTCCCATGGCAACGACAGAGCAAGAAATTTTCCAGCGTTTATCCGACAGCTTCAAGGCTGCTGCGGAGTGCTGTGACAAATTATCCTCGGAACCGAAGACGGGTCCGAACTATATGCGTCTTCGTGAGCATCTGAAACTTATCGAAGGTG